TGGATTCGCTTGATGATAAGTTGAAGGAGGAATTTATCATTATTCCTCAACGTGTTCGCGAAGAACATTTGCGCGATCCAAGAAAAAAGATTCTTTGGCTTCACGACCTTCCCGAAGATCCTGAATCTGAACACCTCAAGCAACAAGAGAATCGTGATTTATTTGAACGATTCGTATTTCCAAGCAATTGGGCATTGTGGGATTTTCATCAGAAACTTGGTGTACCCTATGAGAAGTCTGTTGTCATCCCAAACTGTATTGAGCCTATTCCGCAGCATGAAAAGCCCAAGGATGGAAAGACTCGAATCATTTATTTTTCGACTCCTCATCGTGGTTTGAATCTTCTTGAATCTGTCGCTCGTGTCATGCAAGATGCGCGAAATGATTTCGAGATTGACGTATACTCTAGCTTTAAACTATATGGTCGAGATCAGCAGGATCAACATCCAGAGTTTCAGGATCTTTACAATCGTCTAAACGAGTTGCGATGTGTCAATTATCACGGAACCGTTTCTAATGATGAGATTCGTGCTGCGCTTCTCAAAACTCATATTTTGGCATATCCTTCCACATATCTTGAGACAGCTTGTCTTGTTGCGATTGAGGCAATGGCAGCAGGCTGTATGGCAGTTGTTCCCAACTATGGTGCGCTTCCAGAAACGTGTAAGGACTTTGCTCACATGTATCCTTGGAGTCCTGATATTCAGCAACATGCTGCGACTCACTATCACTACTTGACTAACGCGCTCAATATCTTTTGGCAAGATGGTAATCAAGCATCACTCGCGATGCAAGCTACATATTATAATCACTTTTACAGTATGCGAATGTGTGCTGCGAAGTGGAGCAGTCTTTTGAGAGGATTACTGTAATGAAAGCATTGGTTACTGGTGGTGCTGGGTTTATCGGAAGCACTCTCGTAGATCAACTGATTGATGATGGAAATGAAGTTTATGTCATCGACAATCTATCTACAGGAAAGTATGAAAATATAAATGATAAAGCGTGTTTTGATTATGAGACTGACATTGTTCACCATGATCTAACTGGATTTATTGAAGACAAATCTATCGACACAATTTTTCATCTCGCAGCGGACGCAAGAGTTCAACCTTCAATCGAAGACCCTATCACCTTTAATCAAACAAACGTAACAGGAACCTTGAACCTTCTAAAAGCTGCTGTTGATGGAAATGTCGATCGTTTTATTTTCAGCTCCTCCTCTTCTGTGTATGGAGATGTTTCCATTATTCCTACTGATGAGTATCACAATACCGATCCTCTGAGTCCTTATGGAGCGCAGAAACTTATTGGTGAGATTTACTGTAGACAGTTCTGTAAGACATATGGATTGAAGACAACGAGTCTTCGATACTTCAATGTCTACGGAGAACGGCAAAATATTGAAGGCGCATATGCTTTGGTTATAGGTAAGTTTATTCAACAAAGATTGAATGGTGAACCTATGACTATTCGCGGAGATGGTGAACAGCGTCGAGATTTTACTTATGTTGGTGATGTGGTCAAGGCAAATATTTTAGCTGCTTTGACTGAAAAACAATCCGCATGGGAAGGAACGCCGATCAATATCGGTAACGGAGACAATCATTCAGTAAATCAAATTGCTGATATGATTGGCGGTGATCGTGTTTATGTTGATGCTGTATTGGAACCAAAAGAAACGCTGGCTGATAATCAAAGAGCTTTGCGTTATCTTGATTGGGTTCCTCGTGGCAATCTTGAAACTTGGATGGAAAAATATAAAAAGGATGTTGGACTATGATTGAAAAATTAGCCGTATATATTCTGACGTATCACAAGCATAGCAAGTCACACTTGGAAAGATGCTTCTGGTCGATTGAAAATCAACCAACTGAAGTAAAGTATGATGTAGTCGTCAACTACAATTCGACTGAGCCAGATTATTTCGATGAACTAAAAGAAATTATTCCAGAAGATTATACACTCATCAAAACAGAAAGTGATGGTTATACAGGGAAGGGTACAAACTCTTGTCTCGAACACTATCGAAAAAATTATAAAAAGAATGGTTGGACTCATATGTGTGTCATTGATGGTGATGACTATTACTATCCAATGGCATTTGATCTCATCAATGAGATTCACGAAAAGTCAAACTTCGATTACTTGAGTGGAATGGCACATCATGTAGATTCACTTAGACCAATACCTCCGCACAGAGATGATCCGCGAAAGGTATATCCGTATCAACCAAAGCGATGGCTCTGGTCGTTTGTAGATAACCGTCTTCCAGTATACCCATATCTTTTCTGGAGTGGCGAACAAATTCCGGGTGGAGAAGTAACACTATGTATGTCCACTAAGGCAGTCAAAGCAGATATTCGTTCTCTCGAAGGTCCGAATCGGTGTGATGATTATTTCTTCATGCTGGATGCCATTGTTGCTCATTTGAACAAAGAAATCAACTTCGTGAGTACGGATTGTAATGACATCTACATTTACGATTGTACGCAAGAGAGTATCACCAGAGGAACCGATGATTTCGACGAAGAGAGGGGGTGGCCCTTTGATAAAGATGGGTTGGTTTACTCTGAGGTCAACAATGAAAAATACAAAGTTCTTGAAGGAATTACACGACAATACCTTCCTTATGTTACCATGCCGCAAGTATGGACACATCGGGAAAAGTGTGAATATGTTTCAGCATGTGAGGTACGATAATGACACATTTTAAAATTTTGATACCAGTATATAACGCGGAAAACTATATCAAAAATGCTTTGATTAGTGTTCTGAATCAAGATTATGGTAATTATGAAGTTATGATTGTAGATGACTGTTCTACCGATTCTACTCCAGATATTATCCATGACTTTATTTACGAATATTCTCTGGACGATATTTTCTCTTTTAGAATCAATGAGAATAGGCAGTACGCTCTTCAGAACTTGTATGAAATGATTCAAAGTTCTAAGTGGGTTGATGCTCTTTCCGACGAGGATGTTTTTGTCACCCTTGATGGGGATGACTGGTTCTCAAACGATTCTGTTTTGTCTAGGCTGAATGAAATATATCAGGACGAGAACTGTTGGATGACTTATGGTAGCTATCAAGTCTATCCCACTGGTCAAGGTTGGATAGATCATGTGAACGAATATCCAAAAGAAATTATTGAATCTGGAGATTTCAGAAAAGATCCCGAGTGGAGAGCCAGTCACCTTCGCACATTCAAAGCTAAGTTAGCAAAGCGTTTGACGAAAGAGGATCTTTCTGATATGGATGGGAACTTTTATGAGATGGCATGGGATCAAGCTCTTATGTTTCCGATGATGGAAATGGCACGAGAAAGGGTTCGATATGTGCCTGACATTCTATATACATATAATAATGACAATCCCATCAACGATCATAAGGTGGACAAGCGGAAGCAGGTAAATACTGCTTTAAGAATTAGAGTTCGTCATCAAAAGAAGGACAGGCTATTATGATTACTGCAAGAATGATGGGTGGTTTGGGTAATATAATGTTTCAGATTGCGGCAATTCAGTCATTAGCTAAAAGGAATGGTGATTCTGTTGATGTAGCATTTTCAGCTAAAACACACTATATTCCAGAAGATATTCCAGAAGTAAATCGCCCAAATATCAGAGAGTATTCTTCTTCGATACTGAGAAATGTGAATGTGATTGAAGAAGAAATCCCTTATAACAATTATTATCGTTGTGACTGGGATTATCAAAGCATTCCTTTTGGTGATAATGTGTGTTATGAGGGTTACTTTCAAAGCGAAAAGCATTTCTTAGATTGTTCAGAATATATTAGAGAATTGTTTTCTCCAAGTGATGATGATTTTGATTACATTTTTGATAAGTATGAAGATATAGATTTTGAAAATTCTACGTTTTTACACGTTCGTCGTGGTGATTATGTAAATATAGACCTTCACCCATTATGTCCCCTTGATTACTATAGACGGTCTTTGGATATTTTTTCTGAGAATGAGAGGGTTTTGGTTTTTAGTAACGACATACCTTGGTGTCGAGAAAACTTTAATTCTGACTATGATTATTTCTTTGTAGAAAATGAAAAAGATTATATGGAGATGTATATGATGAGCTTGTGTAAAAATGCTATAATCGCGAATAGTTCGTTTAGTTGGTGGGGTGCTTGGTTGGGTGATTGTAAAACTATTGCTCCTAAGAATTGGCTTAATTCTGAAGAAATGGACTGGTCCGATATTTACAGAGAAGGATGGTTGGTAATATGAGCAAAATTTTATTGTGTACGATAGCAACCGGAAAGTATCATCATTTTGTTTCACCTCTATTAGAGTCCGCTAAAGAAAATTTTTTCCCTGATATTGGATTCGATGTTTTGGTTTTTAGTGATCGTCCTAAAGACATTCCAAATGAAGTTTATACTTCCGTATGGTATCATCGACCCTGGCCATACCCAACTCTGCTTCGGTATCATGCTTTTCTGTCTCAGAGAAGTCTATTGTCTAGCTATGATTATGTTTTTTATTGCGACATAGATATGCTTTTCGTTGATGAAGTGTCTGATATTTTACATGATGGAATAGTTGCGACAATTCATCCGGGGTTTTATAATAAAACTAGATTGGAATATACCTATGAAACAAACCCAAATTCTACAGCGTATATTTCACCGAATGAAGGAATAAAATATTTCGCTGGGGGTTTTAATGGGGGCTCATCATCCGAGTTTTTGAAAATGTCTGACACCATATGCAAAAATATAAATTCGGATCTTGAAAATAATATAGTTGCTGTTTGGCACGATGAAAGTCATCTAAATAAGTATTTGAGTAATTACGATAATATTCGTATGTTAGATCCTTCGTACTGTTTTCCCGAGGCTTTGTGGGCAAAGGATTTGCCGTTCAGAAAACGATTGATGGCACTTGATAAAAATCATAATGAGTTGCGAGGTTTGATATGAAAACCAAAAAATTTATTGCTTGGGGATGGAAACAAAACGTAAACACATTTCATTATATTATGCTTAGTTATTTGAGGGCATTTAAATATTTTGGGTATGATGTTTATCATTTTGATGATTCTGATGATGTTTCTGGTTTTGATTTTTCTAATTGTGTATTTTTTACTGAAGGTCAAGTTGATAGTAACATACCAATATCAAGAGATTCTATATACATTTTACATAATTGTGTTGTTGAAAATTATAAAGACCTAAACCATTTGGGATTACAAGTATATATTAATGGTGCTACAGAAGGGGGGCACGGCGGATCTCAAAGTGGTTTTTTCATAGATGAATACACTATATACAATGAAGATGAGAATGTTTTATATCAGCCTTGGGCAACTAACCTCTTTCCAGATGAAATTGAGCGCGATTTGATTGTTCAAGACAATAAAATTAGTAGCTTTGTTGGTACAATAGGGTCTGGGCACTTTGGGAACACACCACAAATTATTCCTTATGCAAAATCTTGTGAACGGTTTGGATATAACTTTATATCCTATCCTCCCGGTTCGTGTTCATTTGAAGAAAATAGAAATATTATAGCATCTTCCGAAATTGCTCCAACAATAACGGGATCTTGGCAAACAGCCCAAGGATACATTCCGTGCAGAGCTTTTAAAAATATCAGTTATGGTAAGTTGTGTATTACCAACTCAAAAACTGTACGAGATGTTATGGGTGGTAATGTTGTATATAACGAAAATCCTGAATGTTTGATTGAGGATTATCTTAGTACGGATTTTAGTGTTCGGAAAAAAATGTTTTCCGAATCGTCCAAATTGATAATTGATAAACACACATATTTGAATCGAGTAGATTCGATTCTGCGTGTTCTTGAATGTAGGTAATCGGGGGTAAATATTATGTCATGGAATTTAATGACCGATAACGCAATATCAGAGAGTGATCGAAGTGTCTTGAGTAACTTTGTTTTAAACTCAGGAAAACTCACGCAGGGACCAGTTGTCAAGGAATTTGAAAATCGTTGGTCGGAATGGCTTGGATGCAAGTATTCTGTATTTGTCAATTCAGGTTCCTCTGCCAATCTATTGATTGCCAGAGCTTTGGCTGAAGAAAATCAAACTTGGGTTTGTCAAGCATCGACATGGATTACAAACGTATCTCCTGTCATTCAAAATAATCTAAAATTGGTTTTGTGTGACATTGATCTTCAAAACTTCGGTCCAAAGCTGGAGTATCTTGAAGACATTTTTCAGCAGAATGAAAACTGCGTATTATTTCTAACTCACTTCATTGGTATTCCTGCTATCACCAAGGAGCTTCTGGCTTTATGTGAAAGATATAATGTTACGTTGGTGGAAGATTGCTGTGAGTCACACGGAGCAACTTATCAGAACATTCGAGTTGGAAACTTTGGAGTAGCGTCATCATTCTCTTTTTACTATGGTCATCATATGACGACCATAGAAGGTGGTATGGTCTGCACGAATGATGAAGAATTGTATAATCAATTTCTACTTCTTCGATCACACGGAATGCTTCGGGAGTTGCCTTTGGAAGTTCAAAGCAGACCTGAGTATCACCTTGAAGAGTGTGATCCAAGATTCACGTTTCTTAGAGACGCATACAATGTGAGAAGCAGTGATCTTAATGCAAAGTTAGGTTTGGAACAACTCTCCAGACTTGATTCCATTATTGAAAGTCGAAATGAAAATTATAGAGCATTTTATGATCGCCTAGATAATAGTAAGTATCATTTTGACTTTGCCGTTGATGAGCCTTATGGATTGAGTTCTTTTTGTTTACCAATCATTCCGAAAAATGGAAACTTGCAGGAGGTCAAATCTTTGTTGGATAGATTGAACATCGAAAGTAGACCATTCATCGGCGGCAACTTGAACAAGCATCCTATCTTCAGAGATTTGTATTGTGAAAAGACTGTATTGAAAAATGTGGAGTATATAAACAATACTTGTGTTTATGTTGGAAATCATCAGGATGTTACTGTTGGTATGGTTACTGATTTAGCTGATTCGTTGAATTGTATTTAAATATATGGAGTGATAATGATGACAAAAAAGAAGGCATTGATAACTGGAATTTCTGGACAAGACGGGAGCTATCTTTCCGAATATCTTTTATCTTTAGGTTATGATGTGTATGGAATTCTCAGAAGACATTCTACGACAGAAACCCAAAAGAGCAGGATAGATCATATAAACCATAAAATACAAACCTTTTATGGTGACGTATCAGACTTTTCTTCTCTCGCTAAAACCTTTTCAAGTATTCAACCGGATGAAATTTATAATTTGGCTGCTCAGAGTCATGTGAGAATTAGTTTTGATATTCCAGAATATACTGTGAAAGCAAATGCTTTGGGTGTTTTGAATGTGCTAGAAGCTCACAAACAGTTTTGTCCTGAAGCAAGATTATATCAAGCGTCTTCGTCTGAAATGTTTGGAAATTCTTTTGATTCGGATGAGCATCAACGAGAATCTACTCCAATGAATCCTGTAAGTCCTTATGGGTGTTCTAAAGTATTTGGATATAATATGGTTAGACATTACAGAAATGCTCATAATCTATTTGCGTGTAATGGTATACTATTTAATCACGAATCTCCGCGTCGAGGTTCAAACTTTGTTACAAGCAAAGTGGTTAAAACTGCTGTGGAAATTTCTAAAGGAATTAAAAACGAATTGGTTCTTGGAAATATGGATTCTTATAGAGATTGGGGTCATTCAAAGGATTATGTTAGAGCCATGCATATGATTTTGAACCATGATGTTCCTGATGATTTTGTTGTTTCTACCGGAAAGACACATTCTGTTCGAGAATTGTGTGAATATGTTTTTTCGCGACTCGGGATGGATTATCGAGAATATGTAAGGCAGGATGAAAAGTTTCTACGACCCGAAGAGTTGAAGTATCTTCGTGGTGATTGTTCTAAATTAAGAAATACTTTTGATTGGACCCCAGAATATGATTTTGAAGGTCTTTTGGATGATATGATTGATTATTGGGAGGCTAATTTAGTATGAATATTCAAAAGAGAGCTTTGGTTTGTGGTGCTGGTGGATTTATTGGTGGTCATTTAGTTAAAAAGCTGAAGAGAGAGGGTTATTGGGTTCGTGCCACCGATAGTCATTATCCAAGACATAGTGTTACAGTAGCAGATGAATTTGTGGTTGGGAATTTAACCGACCCTAAAGTTTGTGATGTTGTATTAGATGATACTATTGATGAGGTTTATCAATTAGCCGCAGATATGGGTGGAATGGGTTTTATCGACTCTGCTGAAGTTTCGATTATGATAAATAGTGCTTTGATAAACCTCAATATGATTCGTACTGCAATTAAAAAGAAAGTAGGGCGATACTTTTTTTCCTCTTCTGCTTATTTATATCCGAACCAAGAACTTGGTGCAGGTTTCATTTCAGAAGAGGCTGCTTATCCACCTAATCCTGATAACGAGTATGGATGGGAAAAATTATTTTCTGAAAGGACTGCGTTAGCGGTAGCAAGAAACACGGATCTTGAAGTTAGAATTGCGAGATTTCAAAATTGCTTTGGACCAGAAACTACATGGAAGGGTGGTCGTGAAAAAGCTCCTGCTGCTTTGTGTAGAAAGATTGCAATGCTTCCGAGTCAAGGTGGAGAGATTGAAGTTTGGGGTAGCGGGACAGCAGAAAGAAACTTCATTTTTGTTGACGATCTATGTGATGCTGTTCATGTTTTGATGCAATCTGATTGTGAAGAACCTACGAACATAGGAACGACCGAAATTGTCAATGTAAATGCTTTAGTTGATATTATTGCTGAAGTTTCTGGTAAATCTGTCACGAGAAAACATATTGATGGTCCGGTTGGTGTTTTGGGTAGATATAATTCGGTTGATAAAATTGCATCTTTAGGCTGGGTGCCTAAGTATGATATAAAAACGGGAATGGAAATTACTTATAAGTGGATTGAAGAGCAGATCAAGCAAGACGAAGTTTGGATAAATTTACATGGACGATGAAATTGATGTGTGAAAAATGGAGGATTATTTAATGCTTATTCAACGAAGTGTTGGGGATTTTTGGTATCACAGAATTCAAATTCAAAATGTGTCCGTTCTTAGGTTAGAATATTTCAAAAAACTAATCGCTGGCAAATCAGTTCTGCATTATGGTTGTGCAGATTGGCCTATCTTTACTGAATCAACGAACCTTCATCTTGATCTATGTAAGTTTTCGGATCAAGTAGATGGATTTGATATAGATTCAATGACGATTGAAGAGATGAAAAAGAGTGGTCTTTTCCGTGAAGGGTCACTTTACGATACACCTCCTGACAAGACATACGATTTTCTTCTTATCCCTGAAACAATCGAGCATGTGAACAATGTAGAAGGTTTTATCGCTTCTCTGAAGCAGAATTGTCATGCGGGTACACAAATTATGATTACTGCGCCTAATGCATTTGTTCAGAGTCATATAGACGGTGTGAAAATTCAGGGTAATACTTATCTTGAAACAGTTCATCCAGACCATAACTATTGGTTCTCAATCTATACTCTTTCTAATGTTGTAGAAAAAGTTTGCAATACTTTGAAATGGAATATCACATTTGATGAGATCGGGTTTTTAGAAGAATGCTCTATGGTTTATTGTTTATTCAGGGTTGATGGTGGTTTTTTATAAAAGGTGATTAAAAATATATTTAAATTGAGTATGTCGAAAATGAACAAAAACGGCGTTTATAATGAAATTGGCTTTTTTTCGCAGTGGGCCTTGACACCATCAAATCGGGAGCTATAATATGGGTCCACGCGGGAATACCGCAAAATGGCAAGGAAACACAGAATGGCACGCAAGGCAGCGAAGATCCCCAAGTCCTACGAACTGACTGGATCGGAGCCTGATTGGGACGATCAGTATAAGCTCACCGACGACGATCTGAACTCCAAGTTTGGAAATGCTCTGAACTGGTATAACTATAACTATACCAACAGAAATGCTCAGGATTTTCTGGCAAAGTATGTCAAGTCGAAGAAAGACGCAGCCGCGATTCTCGCGGTTGACACTTCTATTATCAAGCCCACGCTCGGGTATGTTGCCAAGATGGCAACGAACGGTCTGGAGTTTCCTACTGTTCTTGAGAAGTATAAGACCAAGCTCGACGAGTATATCGAAGAGTTGATCGTCGAAGGCAACGAAGTTCTTGCCTCAAAGCAAGCCAAGGCTGCTGTCAAGGCTGCTGCTCCCGTCATTTCTATTCAGGAACGCACTCGTGAAGCTGCTCGTGAACACATCGGTTTCATTGAAGGTGAGATTGATGATTTCATTGCTTCCGGGTGTAAGAGCAAGTTCAGTACGTTCGAGTATCTTCAGAAGATTGGTGTGAAGGGTGGGTACATGACGTACATCATCGAACACTTTCAGCCGATCTATGAGGAGATTCAGGAAGCACTTCGCGGTGAAGACGAGCAGTTGGTCGAGGGATATTCTTTTCTGACCAAGCCTCGCAAGCGAAAGTTGATTGTCTTCTATGCCAACATTCTCAATGATTGTCGCGAGTGGCAGAAGGAGAGTCGTGGCAAGCGCAAGTCTCGCAAGCGCAAGGTCAAGACGCCGAAGGATCTCGTGAAGTCTCTGAAGTTCAAGGAGAATGACACCGAGTTCAAGATCGAAAGTGTCAAACCCGAAAACATCATTGGTGCCACTCAGGTTTGGGTCTTTGATACGAAGACCCGATTCCTCCACAAGTACGTTTCCGATATTGGAATGAGTGTGAAGGGTAGCACGCTGAAGGAGTTTGACGAGGATCAGTCATTCAAGAAGAAGATTCGCGAGTCTTACTGCGAGCGTGTTTTGGATGACGTAGTGAATGGTGGCAAGGTCAAGCTGCGAAAGTCGATTGCCGACATTGCTGCCAAGGAAGTTCCGGTGACTGGGCGCATCGGAAAGGAGATGGTGATTGTGAGGGTGTTGAAGTGACAATAAGAGATCGTGTAGCAAACCTTGTGCGTGAAGCATATGACTTGGGAGCAGAGGAGCATCGGCTCCAAACAAATGAAGATCCTAGAATCTCGATTATGATGCTCGTAGACGAGATCATGCGGTTTTGCGATTGTACCTGCACATGCTCGGTGGAATCGTATCAATGCCCGGTTCATTGGGAGGAATGATGATGAGGCAGTTTAGAAAGTTTTTGAATGAGGTGATAAACCTTCCTTATAAAGAAAATCTAAATAGCCATGAACACGAAAAGTCTGTTCGTGATCTTTTAGAAAAAAAGTTCAAGAAGATAAAATATATCTATCAGCCCAACGGTTCGCAGCAGTATCCTGATTTTCATTTCATCGAAGATGATGAAGGTTCGTTAAATCGGGATTTGGATTGTAAGTCGTGTAAGACGAGTGGAAAGCCCATGTATAATAGTGGTATGCCACATTTAGATGGGATTTATATTTTTACTACCAAGCAGTACGGAAACACTTTATACTTTGGGCAAGATGTTTGCTCGCCCGATTTACAGAAAGCCTTACAGAAGGAAAGAGAACATCTTCAAAGGGAAACTGAGAAATCGAATAAGAGACTAGCAAAACATCCTGATAATGATCGGGGTTGGAACATCTACTTCAGACCCGATTTCAACAACAAGGGTGAAAGCTCCAATTATTTTAAGCATCCGAGGAGAACAGAAGTAGAACAAAGCGTACTCGAATATTATGATGAGTAGAGGAATTAACCAATGGAATTGAAACCAATCAATAGAAACATTGAAGACGTTACAATCGAGCAGATCGAAAATCATAAGATCATTAGCGATGAGGAATTGTTAAATGATTTGAAAAATATTTGTAACTACAAAATTGATGCCAGAGATAACAAAAACAGTTTTTATGGCAATCCTTTTTTGTACCATTTTCAATTCAAAAATTTGATAAGGTGTCGTCGTGAAAATGGCAAAACCATTTACGACATATACAATGATAAAGAGAAATGGGATAAACTCATTCTCTCTGCTAAGAACCGTAACAGAGGTGGAAAAACTACTGCTGGCAATGTGTACGAGTGTTTTAGAATCGACTTGGGCTCTGTGGTTATGTTCAAGGCAACGACCGCCAAATATCTATATCAAAAATATGGTGCCACAAGCGTACTAGACCCAACAGCAGGATGGGGTGGTAGAATGCTCGGTGCTTGGGCACTTGGGATTGACTATACTGGTATTGATACTAATACAAGTATGAAAACAGCATACGACAGAATGATTGAGATGTTAGATGAAAACTCATCTCCCCTGTTCAAAAAACCTAAACTACAAATGCTGTGGCAAAATGCTTTGGATGTAGACTTTAGTAAATTAGAGTATGATTTTGTGTTGACTTCACCTCCTTATGTCAACTTGGAAATATACGAACACATGATTCCTTGGGATTCAGATAAACAATTTTATGATGAGTTTTTCATTCCTTTGTGGGAAAAGTGTATGGAAAATATCAAACAAGGGGGAATGATTTGTTTCAACATATCACCTAAAATGTATGAAGATGCTGTAGCTTTTGGATTGCCTGCGAGTGAAAAAAATGAGGATCTGAAGCAGCAGCTTGGTCAGCAGACGGGAAAAAAGAAACAAGACAAGATTTATATTTGGTCTAAGAAATAGGAGATTTTAATTAATGATTATTGGAAAAACAACAGCACAGAAAAATGCCGAACGCAATGCGCGGATTCAGGCAGGACCGAGAAAGCACAAGCGCGTCTTTTTATTCTTTCCGCGAAAGCTGGAAGATGGAAGATGGGCATGGTTGGGTTTTGTAACTCGATACATTCAAACCGTCAAAGGTAAGAGGGGTTGGATTGATCGTAAGGTTTATTCAACAAAGGAACTCCCGTGAATATTTTCTATCTCGATTCCGATCCGTATGTTGCCGCTGAAATGAGTTGTGACAAGCATGTGGTCAAGATGATTCTCGAAAGCGCGCAGATGCTCTGTACCGCTCATCGAGAATTGGACGATGATGATGTGCCCAAAAACTTTTACAAGAAAGCACACTTGAATCATCCAAGCACGATTTGGACACGATCAGTCGCAGCCAACTATTCTTGGCTTTACGATCATTTTCTGGGTCTATGTGACGAGTATACTCATCGCTATGGTAAGATTCATATGTCCGATTTGAAGTTGCGCGATGCTCTTGGTTGGCTTCCGCGAAACATTAAAACGGGAAAGTTTACTGAACCTCCTCAATGTATGCCCGATCAATATAAGGTAGAGGGTGATTCGATCGCTGCTTACCGTAACTATTACAAAGGCGACAAGGCTTACTTTGCCAAGTGGTCTAAACGAGAACAACCTAACTGGTGGTAAAATGATTTTAGTTGACTTTAATCAAATCGCTATTTCTAATTTGATGGTAAACCTGAAGATGAACAATACCGATCAGGTTGACGAGAACATGCTTCGACACATGATTCTCAATTCGATTCGGTTTAATCGTTCAAAGTTCAAGGATGAATATGGTGAACTCGTTATTTGCTGTGATGGTCGCAACACTTGGCGTCGCGACATTTTTCCTTTTTACAAGCGCAATCGAAAAGAGTCGCGAGCTTCGTCTGGTTACGATTGGAAGCACATTTTTGAAACACTAAATAAAATCAAGGCTGAGCTGAAAGAACACTTTCCATACAAAGTGGTTCATCTCGACCGTGCCGAAGCAGACGATGTAATTGCCGTTTTGGTAAAGAACTGTTCAAGGGACGAAAAGGTTTTGATTTTGTCAGGTGACAAGGATTTTATGCAACTCCAAAAGTACGACAACGTGAAACAATACTCCCCTGTTCAGAAGAAGTTTCTTCGGACTAATGATCCACACGAGTTTCTATTTGAACATATTGTTCGCGGCGATACGGGAGATGGTATTCCTAATTGTCTGAGCAAGGATTCTACATTTGTATCTGGTGATCGGCAGAAGCCGGTTACTCGAAAGAGACTCGATGAATGGATCTCACAAGGTAAGGTTGTTTATCGAAAAGGTGAGGTCATTGATGGCTTTGATCGAAATCGACGTTTGATTGATTTTGATTATATTCCTGAAGACTTGGCAAATCAAATCTTAGATACATACGAGAATACTCCAGTTGCCGACCGGGGAGATGTGTTCCCATATTTCGTAAACAATCGTCTTTCAATGCTACTGGAGTATGTTACGGAGTTTGTATAAATGGGAAAGACAAATCGTGATCGGACACGAAATCGGTATTTGGATGAAGATGATGATTACACATATCGACGTGAATCAAAAAAGAAGCATAAGAAGGAACGTCGAAATGCCGAGAAGCATTTGATGGATGCTGTCCTATCAGGAGATTATGATGAGTATGAATTGGAAGAGGAGTTTTATAATGATTTAAATTATGAATAATATCCTTTATTTGCTCAAAAAATCCATGTCCATGTTCGCGTGGGTGGCGGCTACTGGGTCCGATAGGGAATGTGTAGAAATCGGTAGCGACTACGTTTCCACACATTTCCGCTTACCATTATTATTTTAATGTATATATAGTTTATTAGTATAATCGGCTGGGGGTTTTCGGACCCCCAGCCACTTACATCGGAACCTGAATATGAGGCAGTTGCTAAGACCATACGATTTACAAATTTCAAGAGAGTGGCCCAACGACGATCAAATTGATGAGTGGTTGAACTCCCTTGAGGGTCCATGTGTGAACATTCTTGTGGGTCCAAGAAAATGCGGAAAGTCTACTTTTATCACATCGCATGGTCTTCAAGTTCGCGGTTCAAAGCACGACCGAAGAAGTGCTGTAGACTCAACTGTCGAGATAAATACTATTGATGGCAATAGATGGAGAGCATCCGATATAAAGGGTGGTATTCGTCGCGAAGAATCATTCATTTTCGATTCAACAAATCTTACTGTGTTGGAGCGAAAGCGTATTCTTAGAATGTTTCCGAATAGTTATTATAAGGTTATAATAACTTGGGAACTCTCGGATGAAGAGTTGAAGCTGAGAGGCTGTAGCTCTTCGCAAATTGAAGAGGCAAAGAAAAATTATGATCGACCAAACGCAGAAGAAGAAGTTGACGAGCTGGTTTACATTCTTTCGTGAAGTATGGGTTCCGTATATTGTAGTCATTGGATTTTCTGTATTTCTTTTTGCAAGCCCACTTGACACGTTTACTTCCGTGCTTACACTTATGTTCTTCTTGGGATTCTTTTTCTATTCGTCCACAGTCTCTTGGGGAAATGGTAGAGACGATGGAATCAATCACACTCTTGAGGTCTTGATTCAAAGCGGTTTGATTCTTGCTGAAGTAGTCGATGGCGATACTGTATTAGTACCAGCAAAAAACGTCGAAGTATATGACAAATGTAAGATGTGTGTTGGTGGTAGAATCTATAATCCGTC